CGAGGCGACGGCGCTGTAGCTCCACTGCGCGCTCACGTCGGTCGCGCCCTGATAGACGCTGATCGTTGTCTCGGCGCCGGTATAGACGCCGTTGTCGCCGGCCGCGTCGGTCGGGATGACGTGCGCGTCGTTCGAGAGGAGCGCGGTGATACCGTCGATGCCGGCCTGACCGGATGGGCCTTGGGGGCCAGTGAGCTGGACAGGCGTGCTCCACGTGCCGAGCAGACTATCGTCCGCAGCATTCTTCAGCGCCCGTGTCATCCACAGCTTCTCACCAAGCTCCGGATCGTACGGTGGCGGCGCATCGAACCAGCCGCTCGGATTCGCTCCCGTGGGCGTCGCAGGCTGTGTCGCGGCAACGCGGAAGCGGTAGTCGTAATAGACACCGTCCGCGCCCGGGTCACCGTCCTCACCGACGATCGGGCCGACCCACTCATCGGGCCACTCCTGGTCGGTGCGGCGGATCTGCATGTAGACATGCAGCGCGGGGTTGAACGTGGCGCTGATATTCTGGCCCTCCGCGGGGCCGGAATAGCGCACCTCGAGGGTCGTCAGTTCCACACCTGTTGCAAGCGACAGCCACGTTTGAGCACCAGCTGTGGGTACACCTCTCACGTCGACTATACTAACAGGATCTTGACCCGCCTGTTGACTTACAGTGATCGAGAACGGTGCCAGTGTCTGATTTGAATCAAACAACCGAGGATTTGCGACGAACTCGTACAGGTCTACACCTGACTCCGCAAAGACCATCGGTGGCAGCAAAGCGGACGCAACTGCGTCTGGATCAGAGACATCGGACAACGCCGCGTTCAGCATGTCGGTCGCTTCAGCCGTCGACCGAATTGGCGAGTCCTCTTCGAGCTTAATCCAAAACGGACGACGAATCTGCTTAGATCCACCGTACTTGGCTATACTCGCGGCGTTCTCAAACGGACCAATGAGTTGTTGAGCGCCAACAGCGTCGAAGAACGCGAGATAACCGACGTTACGAACCTCCTGCTCGTTAATACCAAGAGCACGAAAATCGTAAGCGTCAACCGTCATGTCCGGCTCGGTTTTTTCGCGAGCTGGGGCAAAGAATGTTAATTCGGGTGGATTATGACCCCTGTAACGGTAGAACGCGACCCAACCCATGGACTGAGCCAATGCCCACAGTTGGCTCCACACCGTCTTCTGAAGCCCGGGAGTGTAGTCGTTGGGTAGTACCTTGCCCGTTGCCGCGGGGAAGTACAACGGCACGTCCGTGAAGCCGTTGTTGTCGAGAATCTGTCGAGCAACGGTCTCAATCGGGGTGCCTGCGGCATACGTGTACGCCTGTTCACTCTTGGCAATTTCGAGGATACCGGCTTGATCGTTGCATTCGATGCTCGCACGCCGGCTGTCCCACTGCGGCCAATCGACTCTGGTGATGTACCCGCGAAAGACCTCATACCATAGAGTAGAGGCGTCGTCCGGCCGTTCTGCGCCAACGGCAGTTAAAGCTACATCGAAATAGACAAGACGACCAAGCTGAAGCAGAGGCGAGTACGTAACTCCGTCGTCGAGTCTATTAAGGTTGCTGGCTACGACTGTGGGCGCGAGCGACTGCACAGCGCTGGCGGCTGTTGTCTCCCGAATAAAGTCAATCGACAGCGAACCAATCGGCTGTGACGGGTCCGGTAGGCGCAAATCAAACTTCGTGTAGCGGCCGCTGAGGTTAACTCTCGTGCCGCTACCGTTCTCGACGCCTAGTCGCGTGTGTAATTCAAACTCGCCGCTCGTGTATAAGGCGAGTGTTGCTGCGTCAAGTCCGTCTCTCATTGAATCAGCACGTTACCACCGCGTGAACGCTTGGCGTACGCCGCGGCCTCCAGCTTGTTCAGCATATCCTCCGGCGAGTCACCGGCCTCGTTCACAATGGTTACGCCACCGTGAATGATGAATCCACCATTCGGGTGCGAAGCTACATCCGGCCGCGGGGACATGCCATACCGACCGAACTTCTGCTCGTAGTAAATGATGTCCATAGCACGAGGGAAGTCAGTCGTGACGTTGTAGAGCTGCTCGTGGAACAGATTTAAAGCGTCTTTGACACGTAGGATCGCGTCCAGCAACTGATTCTTGTCCGTGAACGCTCCAAGCAGTTCAGGTGTAAGCTGCCCGGATGCAATCAGCTCGTAAATGCCACGCAGCCCCTCGAGAGCAGCCTGCCGACCTTCCTCTGTGGTCAGGTTGAGATTGCCCAACCCCATGCGCTGCACCAGTTCCGGAGCCATCTGGGATAGAATCGAAAGCGAGTCTTGCAACGCCTGCATCGGTGTTTGCTCGACATCGAAGAGCTTGTTGTACGCTTCAATCTTCATTTCTGCATCGCGCAGATTGTTACCAAACTGTGTAAGCGCGATACCCATCAACCGTAAACCCTCCCGAAACTGCTCGAGTGACTTGCGGCTATTGTCTAAAGCGAATCCATACTTCTCGGCAGCAGCTATTAGATCACCGCGAGTCGTCCAGCGACCGTTATAACGCATCGCAACAAACTCGTCGAGAGTTTGACCTCCCTTCAGTAAGCGGTCAACGACACCAAGGAGGTTAACAAGATCGCTGCCAAGAGTGGAGCCTTGTATTTCATCCTTAAGAGCCTTGATACGCTCATTATTCGTTTGTAGAACCAAACGGTGACGCTCAAGTTCCTGACGATGCTTCTCGTTAGAGCCGAGTAACCCACCTATAGCGCCCGTCAGACCGCCGATCGCACCACCGATAAATGTACCGATACCGGGTATAAGGCTGCCAATTGCGGCACCAGTAGCCGCACCACTCAACGCCCCGCCGAGGGTTCCGAGTACGCGGTTTGTGGTCATACCACCTATCATTGAACCCACGCCAAACCCCGCGAGTGCAGGCCCAAGAGCGGATAGTAGTGTCTGCCCGAAGGAACGCTCGACCTTTTGGGCCATGCCCACGAGCTCGACCTGTGTCGTACCATCCGGGGGTTTATGAGTCACGAGATGGTCGCCGGAGTAAACGGAGGCCATAGCCGCAAGCGTCTCGGGTGACAACCCTTCCGTACGGGAGGGAACTTGACCCATTGCACCTTGACTGAGACCAAGGATACCGGCCAGACCTCCCGCCAGCGTTGATGCAAAGCGGCGTGTTATGTCCGCAGACATCATTTCTGCGAGCGCACGGAAGAATAGCTTCTTAACCGCTACCCACAGGTCGCGGAACGTGCGGAACCCCTTTTCGAAGATATCAGCAAAAGCGTCAGCGAAAGACTTTTGAATGTTCTGAGCGAAGCTCTCCATTGCCCGTCGCTGTGCCTCGAGCTTTTCCATCGCCTGCTCGATTTCGTACGCAAGGGCTTCCTGATCCAGTCTAAACTGCATGGTTGTGCGAATAGCAGCTTCCATGATGGCGAGAGCTTCTCCGCTGTACTCACGGCGCGCTTCGATAAGTGCATTCTCAGCATCGAACGCAATTTGCATGCGTTCTTGGTCACGCTCGTTCAGCAGCTCCGTAATGGCGAGCTGCTGTCGTGCGATGCGAATCATGTCGGCGGCTTCCTCCTTCGCTCTTTTGAGCATACGAAGGGCTTCTTCGTCGACAGGATTCGGAGCCTCCCCGAGCTGCTTATTTAGATCCGCTTGGGCTTTCTCCCATTCCTCGGTTGCTTTCTCGATTTGGCTGAGAATCGTACGATACGCTATAAAGCCACCGGCAAGTGCAGCAACACCAGCTACGACACCGAGCACACCCTTGCTGACCATTGACCACAGGGCAGTGGCGTCGGCGACGCTACGAATCGACCTTGCGAGGGACAGGAACGCCTGGATCGTCTGATACGCGGTGACGACCTTCTGCCAAGCCGCGACCGCAAGCAGTGCGGTACGATACGCCACGTAAGCACCGATTACGGCAAAAACAGCAGCCGCGGCCTTATCCAGATTATTGGTAAGACCGATCATGGCTTTCGCCATAACGCCAGTCACGCCGATACCCATGTTCAAGATACCGACCATACGTTCGAGGCCGTTTACGAATATCACCATGGACTGCTCCACAGTGACAGGCATCTTGTCGGCTTCCTCGACCAGCCTGTCGTGCTGGTCGATGAGCGCCTTAATGACACGGTCGACGCTGATCTTACCTTCCTTCGACAGCTTGTAAAGCTCACCGCGAGCTACACCGAACTCTTCGGCGACAGCCTTTGCCACCTCGGGCATAGCTTCCATCATGGTACGGAACTCGTCGCCTTGCACACGGCCAGATCCAAGCGCCTGCGCGAGCTGACGCATGGACTGTGCGGCTTCCACGCCTGTCGCACCGCTGATAAGCATAGCGGCGTTCACAGACTCCGTAACCTTCAACAGATCATTGTGAGTGACGTTTAGGTTCTCAGAGTTCTGCGCGAGGCGCGTGTAGAGCACGGACGTAGCTGCCATCGAGTTCCGCGTACGCTGCGAAATCTCGTACAGGCGCTGCTGAATCGCACGTGCCTCTTCTTGCGTATCTGTGACTGTGTTGATACGTGAATTGATGAGCGTCCACGTATCCGCGTACTGGATAAGTGACCGAGCACTGAGGTACGCTGCAAGTCCTCCGAAAGCCCGTGTGACGGCCTTTGTAGACTTTTCGAGGTTGCCGGCAGCGTAGGAGGCGTTATGAGCAGAACCTGTGAAGACATTAAGCGCGCGGATAGCGCCCTTATTGTCTACGGTCAAGCCCAAGAACGCGAGGTCCATTATCCCTTCCCTTTACGCTGAGGCCACCGGGGTCGGTTTAATATAGGCGGCTCTTCCCTCCGTGGCGCCTCTTCAACATCGGGAAAAAGGGCCGCATCTAGCTCGATAAGTGCAGCGACCTCGTAGGGCTCGAGCCGTACGTCCATTAAACGGCAGAACGCTTCCACTGTGGTGAACGAAAGCGGAGCCACAGTCATCCCGACTCCGCTTCGTCCGTGAAGCAAATAGGCCAGCTCTACCAGATATTCAACTTCCTCCGGACATTCTGGACCTGTTAGATGTCTTTTCGCGTTTTCGTCCCCTCGCCGAGCCGCCTCTTCGAGGTGTTCTCTTTCGGTAACACCCTTGGATACCCTACGGTTCAGCGCAGTCTCGAACTTCAGGTATTCGACTGCGTCGGAGACGAGTTCGAGAAAAAACTCTGGTGATCGTGCATCGCCTCCGTAACCTGATCCAGCACCCACGGAGCGCGCTTGTACACTTCCTTGATGTTATGTGGCGTCGGGTCGATCGGCTTCCCGTTGATGAAAAAGCCTTCCCATCCGTTCGTGCAGGCCGCCGCCTTCTCAATGGTGTCCTCATAGATGAGTTCACCAGTGAAGTTCTTCGGCTTCAGCTTGCGACGGCGCAGAGCTTGCTCTACCCGTCGGTACTGAGACGAGTGTGCCCCGGAGACATTGATGATCACAGGGAACTGTTGACCATCCTTCTCATAGAAGAGTGGCTTTTCGTCGACGCCGTGGATGTGGACGTCGATACCCTTGTCCTCGAGCTTCGCCTGTTCAGCCTGCTTTTCGAGATCGAACCCATTGCCCATTGATACGTCCTTGCTGGTAGTTGCTGGTGCCGCTGGAACGCCCCCGCCTGCGCCCAGCTGTCCGTTCCCCTGATACAGCGAACGGAGTCCCCCTTGAGCGTTACTTCTCGGCCCACCCGTCCGGGGCTGATTCTCCCTTCGGGAGCCAGAAGGCTTCGCCCTTGGGCGCGTCACGAAGATGAGGAACACTTCCAATCAGCTGATCCTCATTCTCGTAACGGTACTGAATTGTCAACAGCTTCGCTCTTGAATCACCGGCACCGTCGATCGAGACAATCGTCCCGACTCGACGAATACCGAGATCCGGCAAGTAGACGTTGACCTTTCCCTTGACCTTCATGTCGCCTCCCTTACGCGCCGCTGCTGAAGAAAGCGAACGCCGCCGCGTCTGCGTCGGTGTCGCCGGGGTGAACGCCAGCCGCGATCGTACGCGTCTCGACCTTCGCCCCGTCACCGCCAAGGAACGGAGCGTCGATGTTGGTGATCTTCACACGCGGCATGTAAAGTCCGACCACGGGTGCAGGGTCCGCGCCAGGCTCGCGCAGCAGTACCGAAATCTCGAATTCCGTCTCTGCGTCGAAATCGCGAAGCGCCTGGAGGCTTTCACGCACCGCCGTGATGGAACCAGTCACGGTCAGATCGTTCATGAAAACGTCGGGGCTGAAGATCGAACCGATTGTCGGCTGAAGTGCGCTCGCAATGGCGAAGGACAGATCGAGGCCGGTGAGAGAAGCTACATCCTGACCCTTGTACCGAATCCACGAGTCATCGGCAACGAGCGAAACACCCGACAGCTCGGTTGGATTCGTGTAGTATGGCGCCGCGACGGTGTCGATCACGTCACGACGGATACCGCTGAAAGCCCATCCGGCAGTCACCATCGCGTTCGGCTGCATGGACAGCTCGAGTCCCGTGAGCCGCACGTCGTAGAAGAGTTCTGATTCGTCGATGTCGGCGTCGTACTGTTCGATCGTGTACAGATGATACTCCGGGACGGCTGGTGTGACCACCTTCTTGAGCCGTGTAACATCCACAGCACGCGCGACAGCATCCGCAGTGAGCGGGTTGCCCGCCACCGTGATCGTTGTTGCAGTCAACGAGACAACGCGCAAACGGATGTCGTTGTTCGCTGTCGTTGTGTCGTTGTCGAGTGTGATAACGTCGCCAACACGCAGTCCATCCGTGATCCAGGAACCTGTGGCTCGTACGATCGTGTTCGCTGTCGTGGTCACGGAAGCATTGAGCGCCAACGGCGCCTCCCACGTACCGCGAGCGATTGACTCGAGCAGTAGGTCGATCGCGCCGCCAACGAGCAACTCCGTATCGTAGCTGCCCTCGACGCTTGCCGCACCGAGTCGTGGGAGATGCCGAATCTGGTTACGCGGTCGGCGACCGGAGACGATCTCACCGCGCCGATACGCCAGACCACCAGTATCAACGATCGGAAGTGCGAATGCACCGGCACCACTCGCCGCGGGCGTACCCAATGCCGGCTGCCTCTTGAGGGCTGCAAGGACGTTCCCGCTTGACTGTGCCATTGTTGTCCTCCGTCAAATCGGATTGTGCGTCCGCTTCCAAAGCGGGATTGTGATTGTCAAGACCGGCTGATTCTCGTAGTACGTGATCTGACCGTAAAACGGAGCCATCTCGGTACTTACACGCAAAGCACTCCCATCGGACATAGGTAAGGCCGATCCGGGAGCGAATTGGGACAGTATAGCGTCCCCCACCCTATATAACGCATCAACACCAGTGCCCGCAATCCCGTAAAGGCGCAAGACATACATTGGCTGGTGATGAATCTGACCCCGCATAGAGAGTGTGGCTTTTGACTTCGGTCCAGGAATGAAATCTTCCTCGACGTGCCACAGCCCCTCAACAAGATCAACTTCTATGTTGTCCCATGACCGAATACTCGGTATGCCCACAGTGAGCGAACGTCCCGCAGCGGCAACCTCTGCAGTGAGCTCTGTGCTGACAACCATCGTTGTATCGTCGAGCCATTCGATAACGGTTGGCTCGTTGTCCACGAACCCGGACGGCTGTACCTCCATCCCAACACGAAATCCATCGGCTAGGAAGCTGCCGTCGAGGCGTACAAACCCGTTCAGATTACTTCCAAGTGTGGTTACACCTGTTGTTGCGACAACGGTGGCAAGCAAACGTTCGCGCAGTACCGAAACCGCCTCGCTTGTGTTCATCATCGCGGCCTCTTGGTAAACTGGCCAGTCGGCGTGCGATAACGACCTACCTTACGATCAAAAACGATTCCTGCACCAGAAGGTCCAAGGTTGTTCAGTTCGTGACGAACAATCGACTTGTAGCCGGCGCGCGTAAGCTTAACGCTATGGAAGCCACCGACCTTCGACCGCAACGTCATACCGCGCAGGTTATCCTCGATGTATCGAGCGTAACGCAAACTCGAACGCCACCCACGAGAAGATCCAGAACGGTATTCGCGCCATGATGCAAGTAGCTGGCCAGAACGTACAGGTTGCCCCGGAGCACCTGTTACGCTGCTACCGAAACGAATAGAGCGACCAACATGCTGGTGAACGTTCTCTGTCAATGTCTCCAGGCGCGCATACGTCTTCTCGATGAATCTGTTGATGTCACGCTGAAAACGAAGCGCACTCATACGAGAATAACCCTCGTGGCTATAACCACACCATCGGGGCGAATCGGAAAGCGCTGAAACACGGAGCGGTTAAGACCGGCCCACTCGCAAACCATGTTCTGTTCGAGTTCCTGCCCACGTTCGGCAGGTACGAAGATCAGAGTAACAGGATTCCGTGGGATTAGATCGGAGGCCGCGTATTCCTCGGGGTCACCCGGGATCTCGACAGCACTGCCGCTCACTGTGATTTCGGACGGTTGCGTATGTTCCTGCGTAACAGGATCGTACGAGCCGGGGACCGTCTTGGTGAATGTCACGGGAGCACCACCATTCTGCACCTTTTTGAGTGCCTTGGCGTGCTTCGCTTCGTAGTTCACCATTCGTATCTCGTCGGAACTTCTCGACTCTGCGGTGTGCTCGGCAGCGTGTCACTCATGGGAACACGGTTTTCGAGCATGAGATATTCGTCACGGTAATGCAGCGACTGCTCCTTGAGAGCGTCGCGCTGATCTTTCGCGTACCCCTCGCTCCCGAGAACAGGAACCATCGAGTTCTCGTTAGCTGGTCTTGTACACGCGACCAGATATGCGGCCTCAAACGTGAGGTGTAACGCCCACGCAAGCGTGGCCGCATCCGGATCGAGGAAGGGGCGGGCCGACGTCTTCGCAACAGCGCGATCAATGTACGTCTGCAGACGTACTGTGATAGCGGCCGCGTCGTCGTTCGGGAAGAACCCTTCCTCGACCGGACCTTGCGGAGCCAGCAGGTCCGCGGGTGTGATCACCCGAGGGCTTCCCGGATCTTCGCGACCATGCCGTCACCGAGGGATGGCACAGCCTCGAGGTCGGAATCGCTTGCGGCCTTGACCTTCTCCGGCGTGTCGTAACCGGCCTTGATCAGAGCCATGCGACCGGGGAACCCGGACGGCAGCTGGTCGCCACCACTGTTCGGCGCCGCCGGCTTCGCCTTCGGTGCTGACTTCGCCTTGACACCGAAGCCCTTGCTGATCAGCCCACGACGCTCGAGGTTCTCGATCTCTTCCTCGGATGCGTTCTGCTCCAGAAGCGCCACGGACTCGGAATCGTTCACCTTGTACAGGCGACGATTCATCCGAAACGCCTTCTTGATCTTCTTGTCCGCCATGCTCGTCCTCGTTTGAAGGGGATCGCTTAGACCCCTGCGTTGATGACGTAGATCCGCTGCTCGTCGGGGTCGGGCATCGGGTTGATCTGAACCTCGACCGTCAGCTCGCGGCCGCCGTTGCCGATCTCGTGGTAGATCGTCACACCACGAACGTCGATGCCAGCGTCCGGAACCTGAGAACTCAGGTCGTACGCGCGAGCGACCGGGGCGAATGCCGTCGAACCGACCGTCATCCCCGCGGGGACCGCTGCCACCGTCTGAGCCGGCCAGACCTTGACCGTCGTACGTGTAATGCCAGCATCCGAATACGGCTCGACCGTATTCTCGTTGATGAAGAACCGGAACGGAGCACCCAGTTCATCCTGGATACGCTGCTCCACCTGCGATACGGTCGGTGTGAGACCTGCGATGGCACCCGGCATCGGGTTCGGTGCATCCGCGACAATGGCGTTCCGTGTCGAAAGACGCATCATGGCGCCAGCGAGGGGTCCGACCACCTCGAAGGCGTCCTGCATGAACGCGAGGAACTCATTGTATGCGTTCACACCGGGGTCGTCCCATGCGGTCGCCGCCGTCTGGTAGCGGTTCTGGTCGAACCCGTAGTCCGTCGTGAACGTCTGACCTGTCAGCGGGTTCATCGCGGTGATCTCACCGAGTGCCCACGCCGACATTACATCCAGCTCGAGACGCCGCCAGTCGGCGAGCGCCAGTTCCTCCGTACGGGCCGGAATACGAGCGCGAATGACCTCGCGGAAGATCGCCTGATTCCCGCGAACCTCGTTCAGGAGATCGTTGATCTCCTTCTCCTCGAGCTTGAAGTACGCCTCGATCGGAATCCACTCGATCTCCTTACGGGGCGGCGTCACGAGGTTGATGTACCGACCACGCGCGTTCCATTCGCGCCGGTCGGCGACGATACGGACATTTCGTGTGGTCAGGGACTGCAGACGAGTCGTGTCCACATCTCTGCGGGGCATGAAAATGTCCCACAGAAGCTGACCACGATCCGTCGGGTCGACCGTCTGTGCGCGGACAGTCAGAGCAGCAGGCGACAGCTCTTCCTCCGCGGCCATCCATGTGAAATCCGGCATTGCTTCCTCTCAGCTCAGTTCAGAATGTCTGCTTCCCGAAACGAAGCAGTGCCGCTAGAACGCCAACACGCACTTCGAACCGGCGCGATCGAACGCTGCCAGCTCGTCGGCGGTGAGTGCGCGCCCGAGGTTGTCCTCGAGAATCGCACGGTTGACCTGACAGATCGTGGCCACGGCCACATCGACATCCGCCGTTACACTCGCGAGGGTCGTGTTGTCCGTGTGGACACGAGTACTCTCGATGACGCAACCATACACGAACTCAGGGTCCGCTCCGGGGAGCTCACCCGCTCGCGTGAGCGGCACGCCGGGCTTCAGGTATCCGTACTTGTCGACCTCTGCTGCCGTCAGGGCAGAAACGTCGACGCGAACTGTTGCGGGATGGTCGATCGGTCCAACGAACGGGTTCGCGTGAACCTCACCCGCTGGCGCGACGTCCCTGACTCTCATCGGCATTTGTTGTCGCTCCTATCAGCGTGTCATACGGAGGCGCTCTTCCAGTACTACTACGGGTGGCTTCGTGTCCTTGTCCTTCGGAGTATTCCGGCTTTCGGCCTCCGCACGAATCCGGTCGTACACCGAACCGTTGCCACCATTGTTCTTACTGCCCTGCTGGACAAACTGAACGCGTCTCGGACCACCATCGTTCTTCGGTGCCTCGGCAGTACGCAGCCCCTTCAGCTCCGGAAACTTCTCCTTCGCGTCCTCGAAGGTGAGTGCCGCTTGCCCTTCACCAGCCGGAGTGAGGTAAGGTACTTCGACCTCTTCCTCCTGACCCTGTGTGTTCTTCTGCTTTGTCTTCCGCACCTCGAACGTAGCATCCTTCAACGCCGGGATCGCGATCAGTGCCGGAACAGCCTCTTCGGCCAGCCCCGCCGCCTTGGCAAACGCCTTGGCAACGTCCATCCGCTTGACTGTCAACAGTTCCTGCACTGCCTGCTCACCCTTCGTCAGCTTGTCCTTCAGCCCCTTCGGATCGCCGAGCTCCTTGTACTTCGGGAGCAGATCAGCATCTTCCTTGGCAACTACCACCATACCGTCCTTCGGGAGCTTCTCTTCGAGCTCCGCATGTCGACGGCGGAAGCGCCGGTTATCCTTCTCGAGATCGCGAATCTTCTTGCGAATCTCGTCCGGCATGCCGAGGTTCTGATACTGATGGAACTGCCTCAGTTCCGCATCCGTGATTTCGGGCATTTTGCTGCCTCCTAGGCAGGCTGCGCACTGGCCTCCAGTGCGACGTGAACGACTCGCTACACCGCTTCGGTGTAGCACACGACGTAAGATAACGGATGCCTGTAACGTCCGCAATAGTCAAGTAAACAGGTCGTTGCCGATAACGTGGAAGCCGACGGTACGACTCTTCCAATCACCGGCCTTCAGCTGAGCTTGCCAGAGACCTGGACGATCCAGTTGACCCGACGCAGCCCTCCACTCTCCGACATGATCATTGAGGAGTACAATATCTGCGTTTTCGATCTCGATCGTATATTCAGTATCACCAGGACGCTTCAGTCTGACCACAAGGGGTTGGTACTCTGGATCGGTTAGCGGCACTGGTCCAATGTCGCGATTGTACTCGTCCAGTAACCGACAATCGAATCGAAGATATGCCGGGTTGCCCACTTGAATTGCCATATTAGAACCCAAAGCGACGGGTGATTCTTTGTACAATCGCCATCACACGTTCTACGGCGACTGTAAAGGAAACGTCCATGACTGCAATGCGCTGAATTTCCATCCGAAGCGTTTCAAGCTCCGCAGGTATCCACGCATCTGTGCGTAGTAACGTGGTACCAGCGTAATGCTCGTGCAACGCATCCAGAATAAACAGAACATGCGCCTGTGTTAGTGGTACGTTCTGGGCGGAATGGGTGTGTCTTGAAGATTGTAGACCGAAGCCATAAAAAGCCTCGAGAGCTATCCTCCCTGCGACGTGGCCGTGGCGTGCATTCGCAAAAGACGTGACATAGTGCTGGATAAACGATGAAACACCCGCGGTA